GCCCTACGGAAAGATCGACACGTTGTGGTGCACCACGTCCTCGCGCGTGATGCGGCGCATGTCGCTGTCGGGCATCGGGCCGAAATACGAGGTGAAATCAGACTCTGCTGCTGCAGAGCGCGTCGCGTCGAAGCCGTCGGCGTCTGGCACGCTGAACGCCTTGTGCAGCGCCCACTGGATCAGGTGCTCATGGTGGGCCGCATGGATTTCCGGCTTGTCCGTGTCGTTGGCCAGTTGCTTGAGCGGCAGGCGGTAGCACTCCAGGTGCAGCACATCACCGGCCTGGATGGCGCCAACAACGCGCAATGTGGTGTCGTCCTGGATCAGCCACGGGCTGGGCCTGTCCATGTCGCGCCAGTCGCACACGTTGGCGTCCAGCCACTCGCGCGACTTGATCGCCATCGAACGCGACGACTCGGTTCCAGAGCCCTTGATGCGCAGGTTAATCAGCTCGTACACCGATGCGTGCAGTGGGTAGGTGTGCTGACCTGGTGTAAGCGCGATCTGGCACACGGCCGGGTTCTCATCCTCGCGGATCAGCCGTCCACGAACGCAAGCCTGCGCCTGGGCGTCGTTGAGCCAGTCAATCACTGCCTCGTCAGACCAAAGGAAAGGCTGCTCCGTATCCTGTGCGAGCACGCGAAACCGGCGAATCAGGTCTTCGAGGGTCATATCAGCGGGCGCCGAACTGCTCGATCAGTGTGGAAACCTCGGCGCGCAGCTTTGCGATGCCCAGGCGCTTGTCCAGCTCCACGTCGTACTTGCGGGCGTATTCTTCGAGCGCGCCCTTGTCCATGCTCTCCACGGTCAGCAGCATGTTCTCGGTCTGCTGGTGTTCGTTGGCTGCCTTGCGCGCCTGCTCTTCATGCAGGGCCTGCGCCTTCTGCAGTTCCTCTGCCTTGCCCTTGGGCGACTTGGCATCTGCAGGCGTGTCCTTGGCCAGCGCAAACTCGGCAAAGCGCAGCAGTTGCTTGGCAGTGTCCGGCGTAACCATGTGAGTGTCGCCAGGCGCCCAGACGGTGCCAGCCTTGTCGTTGTAGGGCTTGCGCCCGCTGTAGGTCAGTCGTGTGAAGTTCATGGCCGGTCCTTGAAGGTGTGCCGAAGCAGGCCGGAGTTACCCGGCCTGCGCTCTCATGCCATCAGGCGCTCAGGGGTGGCCTTCGCTGGCAACGGTCAGCACCACGTCAATGCGCGAGGCCTTGGCGTTGTTGGCTGCGGCCGTGGTCAGGATCAGGTAGGCGTCCTTCGGCAGCGTCACCGGCGCGTTGGTCGTGGCATTGCGCAGTCGCGCGGCCGTGGCCAGGTTCAGTGCGGAGCCAAAGTAGTCGTCGTCCTGCGGCACATTGGTGTCGTTGACGCCATCGACATACTCGAAGCCCAGATTGCCGGTGATGGTGGCGGTCATGCCGACCGAAACAATCGCCAGACTGTCGAGCAGGCTGGAGCCCGCAGGGATGACGCCGATGCGCACCTTGTCGCCCGAGGCGACGGCAGCAGTGGAATCACCGCCGACGACACTGCCGTTAGCGGCGGTCTGCAGCGTGTAGTGCAGGCCGTGGGCATTGCCCCAGGGGGTTGCGCCCACGTTGTTGCGGGCGTTGTGGTTCTTTTGGGTGATCGTGGCCATTTCAGCCTCCGTATTCAGTGTGTGAATGTGTTTGGGATGACCCGGACCGCCTCACGGTGATCCGGGTTGCTCGGAGGCTTACTGGCGGGCCCCGATGATCGGCACTGCCGTGTCGATGGCAATCACGCCGTGGTCGGTGAAGTGCTTGATGCCGCCACCTTGATCCACCAGCCAGCGAACCTTGGCCAAGCCCTGGATGGCGCCAATCAGCAGCTCCATCTTGTCGTCGTGGTCGAATTCCTTCTCCTTCCAGAAGAAGGGCATGCCACCGTGACGGCTCGATGCGAACGCCTGCGCCAGTGCCTGGCCACCCAGCAGCAACGCACGGTCCACAGCGTGGGTCGTGCTGAAGCTGGCGGGCACCGTGCAGGTGCTCTCCGTCTCGCTGGTGTACGAGTCGCAATAGCGGATCGTGTCACCGGCATAGAAGCGGATGGGCTTGGGCATCTTGCAGATCAGCACGCCATTCCACAGGCCCACCTCACCCAGGAACAGGGGGTGGTTCTCGGCCTTGGCCGCGCGGGCCATGGCGTTGGCCTGGAACTGGCGGAAGTTCGTGTCCTGCGCGAAGCTGTGGTACTGCGCAGGCGACACCAGCAGGCAGCGCAGCGGCGAGTCCTCGGCCACCTTGTCACCCGGCAGCTTGATGGCAGGGGGCGGCAGGGCAATCGACTCGATCACCGTGCGAATGCTGTCCACCACATCCATGTCCAGCAGGTCCGTGGTTGCCAGGTCGATTTCGCCAGTGCTTACGGCGAAAGGCTTGATGGCAGAGCCATCGGCCACGAAGTGACGGTTCTTGGTGGGAGCCTTCACGTCGTTGACCAGCATTTCCGCGAACTGGGCATGGTCCTCGGTGGGAACGCGCCACTCGATGTTGTCGTGGAAGCCACGGGCGCCCGCCATGTGCACCAGCATCGACTGGTCCTGGTAGGCGTCCATCAGCGACTGCGCAATGGGGCGGCCCACCTTGCGGAAGTCCACCGGCGAGCGCAGATCGGTCATGGTGTCGCCCACGTCCACGGGGAAGCGCGCCTGGTTGACGCGCACACGGGCCTTGTCCAGCGACACACCCACGCCCTTGCCCTCGGCCATGCGGCTACCCATGATCGGGTAGGCGCCCACGGGTTGAACGAAGTGGAATTCCACCTCGTCACCCTTGCCGCGCGACAGGTCCACCGTGCGAACGATGGGCAGGTCGGTGCTGGTCTGCTTGCGCAGAACGTTGTTCACCTCGCCCTCGCCGGAGGGCATCTTGCCGACCATGCGGTTGAGCGTCGAATTGCGCTGCATGGACTGAGCGAACAGCCCCGCAGCCTGTACATACTGGGCATTGGCAGAGCCTGCGCCCACGGAAGTCTTGGACATGATCGTCCTCCATCTAAGGGAGAGGGCTGCCCCATCACGGGATGGCCCAGGGTTTCAAAAACGCGCGGCGGTCAGGCCACGCTGTTCATCAGCCGGTTTTGCTTTTCAGGGCTCAAACCAGCCATGTAGTCCAGCAACGCTGCGGGGTTGGATGCCATGGCGGTCACCCGCTCGGCCTCCGTTGCGCCGGATGCAGCAGCGCCTGGCAGATCCGACAAACTCGCCGGAGGCTGCGCCTGCGCCTTCTCCAAAGCCCTCGTCACAGCATCGGCAGGGGTGCCTTTGCCGGTAGCGGCCTTGAAGGTCGAAAACACGTCGATCACGTCCTGAGCCGCGCCATTCGTCATGGCGTACTCGATGCCAGCCCGTGCAAAAGCAGGCTGCGCTCCCATCCAGCGCTTGAACTCGGCAGACTCGAACACCTCATCGGCGTCCGGGTGTGCCGCGTAGATGGCGCCCGTATGGGCATCCACCGCCTGTTTGGCTTCACGCTGCCGTAACGGCGCCAGGGCCGCCTCCAGCTTCGCGTCCACCATCGCGGCTGCGCGCTGCTCCACCAGGGCTGCAACACCCTTGGCAATGGCTTCCTCGGAAAAGTCCCCAAAAAGGGACACATCCACACCAGCGGCTGCGGCGGCCTGGGCCATCGCAAGGTTCTGGTCTGCCTGGGTCGGTGCGTGGCCAGCGTCCGCTCGGGCCTGCGCTTGATCCTGTGCGGCAGTAAGGTTTTGGGCCTGGGCAGTGGTCAGTTGCCGCAGCTGGGCCTTGAGCTGTTCGTTCTCGGCCTTAACGCTGTCTCGCTCCTGGCGTGCCTGGGTGAGCTTCTCGTAGGGGATCGTGTATTCACCGGATTTGCTGGCAATGGGCGCTGGCTTCTCGTCTTCCTGAGCTGCTGCGGCCGGTGCTGCGGTATCGCGGTTCGTGGTTTCGGGTTGTGCTGCAGTGCCGTCATTGGCAGGCGCATCGGTCTTTGGCTGGCTCGCGTCCGCGTCCAGATCCAGCGTACCGGCGAATGCCGCATCGAGCAGTTGCTGTGCTGTGGTTGTCAAGTTCTGTGCTCCATCCCCTGCTATCCGGCAGGGCCTGTTGGTGGGCACACCGTTTCGAGGATCGGGCCAGGGCCGAAACCCTGGCCTTCACACTCTCCAGCGGTGGGGGTTGGCCGACCCATCACGGGCGGGCTGGGTGCAGTCTTGCGGGGCTGCTCTTATTTGTGAAACCCTATACTGTGCGGGCGCAAAAAAGCCGCCTCGGTGGGCGGCTTGGTGGGGTGCGCGGCTCGCAGTTTATCAGCGGCCAGCGCAAGCCACCGGCGACGTGGTAAAAGCTGCCGTCAGCTCCCGAACACTCTGCACAGCCTGTTTCGCAAGGGTGTCGCACGCCTTCTCTCGGGTTTGAATAGCCACCCACTTGCCATTTTTGAAGTGCCCAAGGCGCTGATCCAAAAGGATGGCTGCATGCTTTCCCGTTTGTGTCATCACCACGCCTGCCAACAAGTTGTCGTGGTCAAACCATGTGGCGCGCAGGACAAAGCCGCCCCCCATGTCGATCCGCAGTTTTTCGCGCTCAACTGCCGACTGAGCTGCATTCGCAAGAAACCGTTTTGCAAGAGCTTTGGCGCTCGGCACTTTTGTCATGCAATCTCTCCTTGAAGGTTGTCGGCTGGGGTTGGGGTTTCGATGCCCTCCATGCCCTGCCCTGCCTGCTGCGGCACGGGCGGGAATGCTGGACTGGTGTTGGCCTGCACATCGGCAATGCCTGCGCCATCCTGTGGTGCGGGCTGCATGGGCGCAGCAGGCACTGGGAAGTTCGGGTCCACGCCGCCAGGGTTGGGCCGCTGGTAGCCCGCGCCCTTCATCACCTCGTCGGCAATGGGAGCGATGGCCGGATTCATGGCCACTTGGGCCCCAGCTTGCATGGCGCTGAACGCGGATTGCACGCCCACCTGCACTGCCTCGCGCACCAGCTTCTCCACCTGGGCATTGCCCACGCGCTCCTTGATGTCCAGTTCGCGCACCTTGAGTTCGTGCAGCAGTTCGGCCTTGACCTCGGCGCGGATTTTCTCGGGGTCGGCCTGGCTGCCTGCCTGCGCCATGCGGATGGCCTCGACCACCTCCTTCTTGCGGGGCANNGGCATCACCACCTGCTGCATTTCCGGTGGCAGCGACTTGACCGCCTCGGACAGCGAGTTGAGTTGCTGCGCGCGGAAGCTGCTGGAGCTTGGCACATCCTCCAATGCCACCTTGAGCCGGGTGCGCAGCACGTCGTTGCTCAGGTACTGCAGCCCGGTATCGGGGTCCACCTCAGGATGGTTGAGCACCACCGTGCGCGGCGGGTTCAGCACATCGCCCTCGATGACAACCACCTGCTCCTCGCGGCCCATGTCCTCAATCTCCAGCGCCAGCAGCAGCTCGCCCACCATCGTGCGCGATTCCTTGAACTGATCCATCAGGTCGGCCACACTGACGTGGGATTGCTCCACCTGCGTCTGCTCCTGGATGCCGGATCGCGCCGTTCCCTCCTGACCCTGGAATGCCGGGGTGATGGGGCTCACGCGCGAGATAGCCCGACGGCTGTCTTCCATCAGCTGGAACTGCTGGGCGTTGAGCTGGAAATCCGTCTTGACCTCAAAGCGCGCGCCTTGGTTGCTGCGGAAGTGGTCGGCATCCAGTATCACATCGGCATCGGGGCGGGCAATCATGCGTCGCAGCTGGTCATCGCTCATGGCTACAGCACCCTTTGTGCGCTCCGTGCGGCGAGATGACAAGCCCCAGCGCAATTTTGCGATGGTCGAATTCAAATTGTCCTGCGGGAAAAGCATGTCGCGCACCAGCCCGAAGGGGATGCCGGTCATGTCCTCGCGGTATCCCCAGAAAGGCACATAGGGGAAGTGCGGGTGTGGGTACGGTGTCTCGCTATCGTGCAGGCAGAACGGCCCCATCCAGTAGCTGCGGCGCACACGGGCAATCGTGGTGCGCTCCAGCGTGCCATGGCCGCCAATCACGGCCGCCTGGTGCGCGGGATTGTCCTGATCGAACTCCACCACGCGGCCGCCCTTGAGCTTGAGCACCACGGCACTGACCCAGCGCCGATACCAAAGCTCCACCAGGCACACTTCGTCGCTCTCCTTGCGATACCACGACTGCTCTCGGCTCGTCCATGCCCGGTTGGTGTCGGCGGCAGCGTGCAGGCCGGTCGATACGCCACCCTCCACGACGTAGCTGCCATAGCCGCCCAAGCCACTGGCGGCCTCTGCCTGCTCGATCAGGGCCTTATGCTTGGGAAAGGCTGCGGCTGCCCGCGATTTCTTGATGAAGCGCTCGCGCAAAAGCCATCCGGCGTCGCTCAGGTCGCGCTCTCTGGCGCGCATATCCCAGAAAATCTCGTTGCGGTGCACATACCGGCAGCGTTTGTTGTAAGCGAAGGGGTCGGAACTGCGCGCCACCTCGACCCAGCCCAGGCCCACGCTCGCCTGCGGCCGGAAAGCCTCGCTCATGGCGGCATCGGCCTTGCTGTGGCGCTCGGCCTGGTTCAATCTGTAGTTCAGGCCATCGGCCACATCCTGGCCTTCGGGGTCGCCATCCGGGCTCACGCGCCAGTCTGTGCGAGTCTTGGCCTCGTAGCCGCACACCGCCGCGATGGCTGGCCCGATGATGTTCTCCTTGGCCGGGGGCACGCCCATGGACTTTAGCCGGGCCAGCAGCTTCGAGTCCAGTTGGTTGCCGTCCACATAGTCCGCCTCGATGTCCGCCTGCGCGCGCCATGGCGGCTGGTCAATCGCCTCGTCGATGATCGTGCCGAACTCTGCCGCGGTCATTGGCGCGCCCAGGTCAGCGGATGCTGGGGGTTTGGTGTATCGCATGGGTGGCCTCATGTGCGCCAGTCAGGCGCTTCGGGTTCTTGGTAGCTTTCGTGAACGGCAGCGCCGGATCCCAGCATTTCAGGGAGCCACAGCGCCACATAGCGGAAAGCGTCTGCGCCATGGCTGAACTCGTCGTGCAGCGGCTCCATGGGCTCATTCGTGACGGCGTGGATGCGTCGCTGGTAGCGTTTGAGGCATTCAAGGAGGCGCGCGGCCTTGTTCTGGTCGATGTAGCAGCGGGGGAACATCATCCTGGCCGCCTTGATGCCCTCTTCCACATCGGTGGCGCGCGTCTGCGCTATCACGTTCGGTCGTCCCAGTTCGCGCAGCAGCTGCTCGGTGCTCTTGCCGGTCTGGAAGTTCTTGGTTTTGCCGTCGTGCGGCAGGTAGTCGGTGCCCCAGCGGTAGGGCATCTTGTCCAGCTTGGCCACATACCAATCCAGCGTGCGGTGGTCATCCTCGATGTAGCCGATGATCCGCACGTCCTGCGGTCCGCGCTGCACCAGGACGATGCTCATGGCGTCGTTCCATCCGAGATCCCAGACTGCGTGCACCAGGAGCGTCGGGTCATAGGGCACATCGCGCGCCCGGTTGTCCAGAAAAAGCGCTTCCATTTCGTGCCGGTAGATGGCCCCAGCCGACACACTGCGGGCCTTTCCCTCCCAGATGTGGGCGTAGTCGTCGGGCAGCATGGTGCGCTTGGCTTTGCGCCGTTCTTCGTCCAGCACGCGGGGGAACCAGGGGTTGTCGCGCCAATTCAGCTCGCAAACCCATGTATCCGGGCTGGGCGTGGCGATAAACCGCTGGTAAACCTCATCTGTCGCCATGTCTGGATTCAATGTCATCCAGATTTCCGAGCCTTCCTTGCGGATCGTGGGGATCAACGTGTCCAAGCTCTTTTTGCTGATGGCGTGGGCTTCCTCGATCCACACCAAATCGACCCCCTCAAAAGACTTGATGGAATCGACGGTGTGGCTCTGCAGGCCAGCAAAAAGGATCAGCGTGCCATTTGCGCCTCGAATCTCGGTATCCAGTACCTCGTAGAAGCTCGTTAACCCGAGGCTCACGATGTAGTCGCGCAGCAACCTGTGAACCGAGTCGCGCATGGACTTTTGGATTTCGCG